TCCTTCAAGCCGCGCTCTTTGATGTAAACGTTGATGGCCTTGGTGACCTCGGAGCGGGAGATTTTGTCCCCGGGAGCGAGGTTGAGGAATCCTCTCAACTGTTCGGATACGTTTTGCTTTCGGTTGAAGCCGCTGTTCGCGCTGCGAGCGGCTTTCTTCTCGCCCGTCGGGTCCTCGATGTGACCCTTGATCTTGCGGACCATTTTCGTGAGAGACTTGATTTCGGATCGGAGTCCGTTGACGTCGGCGGAGATTTGTTCGATGGACATGATGCTTGTTGGTGTTCTGCCTGAATGGATGCGCTTCCTTTTAACTGGATCTTCATCTCACAACATCTTCTTCTGTGAAAAACATCTTGGTGCGTTAACGAGTTAAAGAAATCATGTTCACATAAGGCACAGAAAGATGATCTTCTCAGACACCCCGACTCAGAGCGAAGATGGCACGTACTACGTGCGCGCCACCGCCGACGACAAAAAGAAGGTCTTCGTCCAGTTGAACCGCATCACCGTCGCAGAAGAAACCGATTTCGAGCTGAACCCGGCATCTACCAAGAAAGTCGCGGCCATCGACGCGGCGTGTCTCAGCGCGGCGTTCGAAAACGCTGAAGCTTGGTTCGGGAAGCCGATGACCGAGGCCCAGCTCACCAGGGCGTACCAGGGCAGCGTCGACGAGGACGGCGTTCTCAGCTGCGATGTCATCCCACCCACAAAAATTTTCGATGCTGATCTCGAGGTCGTCGGTCTCGACGGTTTAACCGCAGGCCGAACGGTCAACGCCATCGTCGAATTCGCTGGACTTTGGTTCGCCAAGAAAACTTTTGGTCCAGTGTGGAACGTCGTACAAGTTAAGATGCACGCGCTCCCCATCGTCGATGAGTACCCAAGCGAGTATGCATTCGGCGATGACGATGATGAAGAAGAAATGCAGGAGGAGGACGAACCCCAAGACGAAGGTGAGGTCACCGAAACCGAACCCGTCGCCGACGACGCATAAATAAAAATATCTTTAATAACTATATATAACATACCATGCTGAATCGAATTCTCATGCATCCCAAGAAGAGCCTATTGATCTTCGCCGTCCTCATTGCGGTGGTGTTCGTCATCGGCATGCAGGGCAAGAAGTCTGGCTTCGAGGCGGAGATCGTCGAGGAAGAAGCGGCGGCCCCGTCCGAAAAGAACGCCATGCGCCCGGGAAGTGGTCTCGCGTCCGCGCTCTTGCCGCGTGAAGTGTCCCAGGGCGAAGATTTCGGTGAATTCGCGCCGTCCGATTTGCTCGCCGACCAATCTTTCCTTGACCCGCGATCCCAAGTTGGCTTCCCGGAGACCGTCGGTGGTGCTTTGCGTAACGCGAACCAGCAGGTGAGATCCGAGCCGCCGAACCCGAAGCAATCGTATGTGTGGAACAACTCCACCATCACCGCGACGGACCAAAAGCGTGCGCTCGAATAGATCAATTTAAAGCTTTCATTTAGTTAGATACCAGCAGATGGCAGAAGAACTCTCTGTCACCGTGAACCGTCTCGTCGAGTTGACCAAACAAATCGCCGAGGCCAAGAAAGACATCAAGATCCTCACTCAGGCCGAGAAAGCCCTGCGTGCCCAGGTCCAGGGGTCGATGGAAAAGAGTGGCATCGACCAAATCAATCTCAAAAAGGGAAAGATTAACTTGAAGAAAAGCAAGCGCAAGGCCGGATTCACCAAGGCGACCGTTCGAGAAGGTCTGACCAAACACTTCCAAGGCGACGAAAGCACGGTCGACGCCGTGTTCGCCACGATCCAGGCCAATCTCCCGACAAAAGAAGTTGCATCTTTGTCACTCACTGGGATAAAGGAGAAATCAGACAAGTGAGCAAGATGGTGTGGAGTCAATACGTCTACGAGGCAACGGTTGGCCTCGATGCCGCGGACGACTCAGGCACCGACGACGCGGACGCACCAGTCGCCAACCCACCGACGATTCACGATTTCCAGGACACGTACTCCGATGAGTTATGGTACTTGTTTGACATCATAAACACACTCATTCACGACGCGTTTCTCGAGCACGATTTACGACCGCGTTTTGACGAATTCGTCGAGTTGTGTTATTATCAATTCGAGGAGTCCACCGACCCGTACGAAGATTGTGAGTTCAGGCCAAACGCGGAGTACATTTTGAGTCGAGTCGCACTGTTAGATTCACAGGATCTCGTCAAACAAGTGACGACCGATGATTTCATACGGTTTCTAAAAAGAAAATATTGACATTTTGTAATATGATCGACATCACCACGTCAAAAGTATCCCTTCCCGCCACTCTTTTTTTGTTCCTGAGCCCAGGCGTTCTGCTCCGCACAACGGGCACGGACGTCGAGGTGTTCGGGCGCACCACCGATCGAGCGGCCGTTTTGTTCCACGGTCTCGTCTTCTTCCTCGCCTTCGCGCTGGTGGCGAAGGCTCTGGGTCTCGTTTTGACGCGGACCGATCTCATCGTAACGACGTCTCTGTTCGTCGCTCTGAGCCCGGGCATCCTACTCACGCTTCCGCCTGGATCAAGAGCTGGTGGGCCGGTCGCCGCCGCGACGCACGCGGTGGTGTTCGCCCTGATCTTCGCGAAGCTTCGCAAGACGTTCCCACAGTACTACTGATGACGCGGTATCTCATCTTAGGACCGGCGAGCATGGGCATCTTTGCCCAGGTGGGTGCGCTGAAAAGAATCGAATCTACTCTGAAAGATGTCGAGGCGATCAGTGGGAGTTCCGCGGGCGCAATCATAGGTCTGATGTTATCGGTGGGCATGTCCATAGACGAAATTACAGAGGTCGCCATCGATCTAGATATGCATAACTTTGTCAACGTTTCGCTCGGGACGTTTTTTCGAAAATATGGGTTCGTCGACACCGATGCGATACGAGCGCAATTCGTCAAGATATTGCGCGGACGAGATCCGACGTTCGCAGATCTGGATAAGAAGTTTTATGTCTCTGCGTTTTGTCTGAACGACGGTCGCACGGAATATTTTAGCAAAGATACGCATCCAGACATGCACGTCGTAGATGCAGTCATAGCGTCGATGTCGATCCCTGTGGTTTTTTCAAGAAAGATCTTGAACGGTCGGACGTACGTCGACGGCGCGACGGTGGAGTTGGTTCCGATGGCGCCGTTCTACGATAAAAGGGTCGAGGACATCACGGCCGTATGCATAAAGATGCGACGCACGTACACAGAGACCATAGAAAATCCGCGTCAGTACTTCGAGTGTCTCGTGCGGGCTTCTCTCGCCAATCGCATCTCGTCTGTGCCGAAAGATTGTAAGTTAGTGGAGATTGACGTCGGCGAAGCGAATATCTTTGATTTCAACATGAAGTATGAGGACAAGATTCGACTGTACAACATTGGTTATGGAGCACTTAAAGAATAGACTATGTAAATTGACAGAGAAGATGAGCTGCTGTGACATCTGTTGTATAAAACATAACAAGACCACGCACAAGGAGGTTTGTTGCCCTTACTGTGCGTTGTCGTCATGTCGCGCGTGCACGCAAAAATATCTTTTATCGACGCGCCAAGATCCTCACTGCATGGGATGTAAGGCGCCGTGGACGCGGGAGATGTTGGATGGGTTCTTCACCGCAAAATTCAGAGATGGAGAGTATCGCGCGCATCGCGAGGACATCTTGTTCGAGCGCGAACAAGAATTCCTACCAGAGGCACAAGTGGAGGCGGAGTTTCAGAGGGAACAACTGCGACGACGCGACGAGATCAATCGACAGCGGGAAGTTTTCTTCTCGCTGTTCGAGGCGCGCGGGTTAAGTTTCGGCACGATCACCCACGGTGAGATGCAACGGGATCACCCGGACGTGTTCGAGTTGTACACGGCGCTCGTCAACATGGAGATCGCGTACGAGGAGCTTCGACGGGAAGGTGTCCAGTACCGCGCAGTGGATGCGGCGAAATCTTTCGTGAGAAAGTGTCCCACCGCGGAGTGCCCCGGATTTTTAAATCAAGAGCGCCACTGTGGTCTGTGCAAATCAACATATTGCCGGGAGTGTAACGAACTTCTCGTCGAGGGAGAGGAGCACACGTGTGACCCGGGTGCGGTGGAGACGATGCGACTCTTGGAGCGGGACACGAAACCGTGCGTGAAATGTGGCACGATGATTCAAAAGTTGGATGGGTGTTCGCAGATGTGGTGCCCACAGTGCCACACCGCGTTCGACTGGAGGACCGGGCAGGTGGTGCAAGGGCGGTTGCACAACCCACATTATCTCGAGTTCAAACGCAAGGGAGGCGTGCTCATGGGGAGGGAACACGGAGACATTCCTTGCGGTGGGGCGCCGACGCTCGCCGAGTTACGCACCGTCCCGGAATGCGAGGATCTATACGACCACTACTTCAATCGCGCAGACTTTGAGAGAGACATCGATTGGCGTTGGAATCCAGACAATCACTGGGAGAACAACCGCAGGTACCTGCGAGTGTCGCTCATGCTGGGGAGAATGAGTGAAGAGGAATTCAAAGCGGAACTGTATAAACGAGAGCGGCGGAAAGAGAAGCGTCGAGAGGTTAGGGATATCATGCAAACGTTCGTTGATACCACCGGCGATCAATTGAGACAGTACGTACTAGATCCAACCGAAGAGACCTTGGACGATGTGTGTGTGAGGCTAGACCTATTGACCGATGTGGTGAACGACGCGTTCATTGGCATTCACAAAAGGTACAAGTGTGGGACGCCAAAGTTGTTGAACAACAGGTGAGGTGATTACAAAATGTACGGGTGTTCCTTACGTTCCTCCTTGGTTCGCATGACCTGGAGCAAGCCCAAGAATAGCATGCTCAAAAAGACCGCATTCTCGACGTCCGGGGATGCAAGGAAACTCAGGGTCAGCACGAAAAAGACGCGGCCGACGGGGTGTTGCATGATCGACGTGAGCCGCGCCGGAGGGGTCGTGACCGAGGAGGTGCGCGTCAAGAGGAGGCTGATGATACCAATCACCAACGGGGTGCTGATTTTCGGTCCGAGCTTCGTGTAGTTAATGTTCTTGTGTGTGGCGAGACCGAGACCACCGATGGTGGATAGGACAAGCCCTGGGATCGGCGTGGTCGAGATAGCCATCGTGTGTTGTGTAATAGTATCATATTTTATTCACACGAATCCAGATTTTTCCCGCTCTTCCTTTGTCTTGATGAGATACACAATGCCTAGGAAAGCGAACGTCGCCGCGACGGCGTATTCGATGTCACCAGTCGCCGAAACCGCAACCATTATGAGAGATAACAACCGAACGACGCGGTTCTTAAGCGCGGTCTGCAAGCGCACCGGCACAGACATAGCCGCTCCACTGAATAGGCCCTGGTACAGAATGATCATGGTGAAAATCACCGGTAACTTCATCGACCTCTCGATCGGACGACTCACGGGCCCGAATAGATTCTTGTTTACGATCGGCGAGTTTTCCATTTGTTATATACTATACACGTTATTTTTTTTACACGAAGCCGGTCTCTTCGCGCTCTTCCTTCGTCTTGATGACGTACAAGAAAGTTAAGAAGAAGAGCGTCGCCGCGATGGCATACTCAACGTCACCCGTCGCCGAAATCGCAACCGAGAGAATGGATATAAACCGAATGATGGGTTTGTCGAGCACGGCCTGTAAACGACTCGGTATGGAAACGGCGCTCTCGCTGAAAAAGCCTTGGTACAAGATGACCATGGTGAGAACCACCGGCAACTTCATAGTCTTTTCAATCGGACCACTGACTGGGCTGATGAGATTTTTGTTTACGATTGGTGATTCTCGCATTTTGCGTATTACAATAAGTCGCGATTTTTTTCTACACAACCACCTGGCTGACCGTATCGGACGCCTGAGAAGACATGACACTGTCTTCCTCGGGTTGCAAGCGAACGCCGACGCCGATGTACT